TTGAACTTTCTCCGTTTAAACTTGTCTAATACATAAAACAAGTGTTTTAGCACTCCTTAGAGTGCGTACACATTGTAGATTATGCATAAGGTTACTTGGGGGTATATTTCCTCCATTCCGCCCCCGGAGGGGCTGCATGAAGAAGAACATAGTGGTTTTGATCAGTATTCTAGCCATCCTCCTGGGAGGATGTGCTTCTTTGTCAGAATCAGAGGTTGAGGACCGTCGTCTCCAAAGGGAGACTCGGTTAGTGGAAGCCCGAGAGGCTTTCGGACATAAGTCCCGCTCCTGCAGGGAGCAGGGCGGAACCATTTCCATCAACTGTCGCTTCTCTTCAAACATGGGCATTACTAGGTGCTCAGCACATGATTTCGAGGCCGCGCAGTGCCGTTCGACCGGCCCGCGCCGCTAATTGCTCTGTAGCTCAGGGGTAAGAGCACCGCTCTGATAAAGCGGGGGTCAGTGGTTCAATTCCACTCAGAGCTACCATACAACCGCCAGTTTAGCTCAGCTTGGCAGAGCAACTGCCTTGTAAGCAGGAGGTCCGGGGTTCGATGCCTCGAACTGGCACCAAACAACGAGGGTTCTTCACGAGGGGCTTAGTAATCCCGGTACAGGCCAACGGGCAAGTGCGATAGGCAGAGCTAATATGGTGAGACTCCATAGCTCCTCGTAAAGAGTCTTCAATTCCATCCGGTTCCTACTGGCAGGGTCGTGTGACTGTTAATCACACTGTTCTAGGTTCGAGACCTAGGGATGGAGCCAATTAAGTCCCCCACAGCCCGTTGGCTGTGGACGCCACCGAAGCTTACGGGCTAGGTGTGCTTGGCCCGAGCTGGCCGGTAGTGACGACTGCCAATGCTCACCGAACATCTCTCTCTGTCGCGTAGTCTGGTTGCGCACCCGCTTTGGGGGCGGGACCACGTAGGTTCGAATCCTACCGGGGAGACCAAACACCATAGCGGGGTAAAGGAGTGGCTGTCTTCGCTGGGCTCATAACCCAAGAATCGCCGGTTCGAATCCGGCTTCCGCTACCACACACAATAAGACGGGCCTCAGAAGAGTCTGCACCGTTGAAGCGAGTACAACAGACCAGAGAGGTCCGCACCACATGGCACACCTAAAGAAGCCCAAGCCGCTGAAGATTCCTGACATCAAGCTGAAGGCCCCACAGCGGGCCGAGACAACCAAGGCTATCCTCAAAGCCATCGAGGAAGAGAAGGAACGCGCAGCGCGCGGGAAGAAGAATCGCGGTGAGTAAGCAGACGACCCCTACGGGGTCGGACATACTGGCACAAATTGGGCCGGATATATTCAAGAGCTTCAAGGATTCGCAGGGTCGTTTCCGTACCCTCTCCTTGTTTCGTGAGGAGAAACACGACTCATATCCGGCTTTCTTCACGCTGAAGCCTTACGACATCGACGGCTACCCTAGCCTGTACAAGAAGTACATGGACATAGCAGACCCCACCGAATATCAGGTGGCCATCCAGCTCTTTGGGAGCTGGGCTCACTGGCAGCAGCTTGCCAGCACCAAATGGTTCAGGGAGTACCTCGATGACTGGCGCAAGGAACTGCAGGTCAAGCTGGACTCTCAGCGCTACCATGAGATGGTTACGAACATTGCTGACCCCAAGACGACCGTCGCCGCCACCAAGTGGCTCGCAGACAGGTATGGGACAGGCGAGGATAAGGCTAGCAAGAGAGGCCGTCCGTCGAAGGAAGAGGTCGCAAACAACATGAAACGATTGACCCGAGAGAAGCAGGATACCAGTGAGGACGCCGCAAGGATCGGCCTCGCGCCCAAGGTCGCTGCTGGAGCATCAAGCTAATGGCAACTACAGACGGCGCACACATATGGCCCCCCAGGGCCGCCGACCCCCGCATCATCGAACTCTTAGACGGAGCCACGCGCACAGCAGACATCGCTACGGATGTCAGACTAGCATTGGCTTCACGCCTGTCACTGACAGCCGCACAGGCTAACGCCCACTCCGTGGACGACCTGTGGTATCGCTTCCTCATATCAGAATCGCTGGGCAGCAAGACGCACGAGCCCTTCAGCCCGGATTTCACAACGGGCGTTCCAGACGATGATTTTGCGAGTGTCTCATTCCTCTCGGGTTTCGAGGGAATAGACGAGAGCACAACCATCGTTGACGAAGGGCCGGTGGAACATGCGGGGATCACGGCAAACGCCAATGCCCAGCTCGACACAGCACAGAAAAAATTCGGAGACAGCTCGCTGCTGCTTGACGGCACAGGAGACAACGTAACGATTGATGACCACGCCAGCCTGACGCTGGCCGCAGGGGACTTCACGATTGAAGCCCACGTCCGATTCAACGGCGACCCCGGCACGGACCCACGCACCATCGTTTCCAAGTGGACAGAGGGAACCAACCAACGGGAGTGGTGGTTGCAGACACAGGACAACGTGCTCCAGTTCTACATCTCCACGAACGGCTCAGGACTTGCCCTCAAGGCATCGTCCTCGTTCAACCCGGCAGCCGATACGTGGTATCACATCGCTGTGTGCCGCACTGGCGGACTGGCGTACTTCTTTGTTGACGGGGTTGCCCACGGCAACGCTGGCCTGACAGAGACCATATTCGACGGATCGAGCCCCGTTATCATAGGCTCCTCAATAGGCTCCTTCCCCAACTACGCGAATGGTTGGGTTGACGAGCTGCGGATCACCAAGGGCGTGGCCCGCTACACAACAGGCTTCACGCCGCCCGACGCCGCCTACCCTCGCACTGGACCGTAATGCCCCATCGAATTGGCCTAGACGACATCAGGACTGCAGCGGAGAACGACCTGCTGGTGTTCATCCAACTGGTAGCCCCGCACAGAGTGCTGGGAAACTGCCACAAGGAACTGATCAAATGGTGGACCCGCGATACCGCAGGGGACCACCAGATGGCTCTGATCCCTCGGGACCATCAGAAGTCTACCATGGTCGCATACCGATGCGCCTGGGAGATCACGCGCAACCCCGCTGTGACGGTACTGTACATCTCGGCTACGTCCGGGCTGGCAGAGAAACAGCTCAAGTTTATCAAGGACATACTGGTGCATCCGAAGTATCGGAAGTACTGGCCAACGATGGTACACCCCGATGAAGGTAAGCGCGAGAAGTGGACCAACACTGAAATATGTGTTGACCACCCGACAAGGACCGCCGAAGGTGTACGCGATTCTACCGTCTTCACTGCTGGCCTTACAACTTCGATTACGGGACTGCACTGCAATATCGCTGTACTTGACGACGTAGTCATTAGGGAGAATGCATACACCAATGAAGGCAGAACCAAGGTCGAATCACAGTACAGTCTACTGGCATCAATCGAGACTACAGACGCGAAAGAGTGGATCGTCGGAACCCGGTATCACCCCAAAGATTTATATGGCACTCTCGTCACTACGATGCAAGATGTTGTCAACGAGGATGGTGACATCCTTGACACTGCGAACGTCTACGAGGTATGGCAGCGAGAAGTAGAGGACATGGGCGATGGGACAGGTGAGTATCTCTGGCCGCGTCAACAACGCGGAGACGGCAAATGGTTTGGCTTCAATCCCAAGGTCCTTGCTCTCAAGCGTGCTAAGTACCTCGACAAGACTCAATTTCATGCTCAGTATTACAATAATCCGAATGACCCGCACAGCGAGGCCATCGAGTCAGAGAACTTCCAGCACTACAACAGAGAGTATCTGAAGAAGCTGGATGGAGTGTGGAACTACAATGGTAAGCCTCTCGCAATCTTCGCGGCCATCGACTTCGCCTTCTCTCTTAGGAAAGTGGCAGACTACACCGTGGTGGTGGTGGTCGGTGTATCGTCTTCGGGCGACATCTACATCCTTGACATTAAGCGTAAGCGGACCAACAAGACAGCCGAGTACTACAAGATGGTCTACGAAACTCACATGAAGTGGGGCTACCGTAAGCTGCGGGCTGAGGTAACAGCCGCGCAGGAAGTGATCGCTGAGCGCATCAAGGACGACATCAAGGAGGACGGCCTCGTCGTAAGCGTCGAGAAGTTCCGTCCCACACGAACAATGGGCACCAAGGAAGAGAGGATACACAACACCTTGTCGCCCCGTTACGAGAACCAGTCCATCTGGCATTTCGCAGGAGGTCTCTGTGAGGAGCTGGAGCAGGAACTGATCCAACACAACCCGGCATTCGATGACATCAAGGATGCTCTGCACTCGGTCATGGGGATCGTCAAAGTACCCCGCGTCCGTTATGGGCAGCGGAGAGACAACGTCCTCGTGACCCACGCACGATTTGGAGGAGTAGCAGCCTAATGGCCAGAATCGCAAAAGCAGTGCTCGAAATTAACGCACTGACACAACCCGACGCCATGGCGGCGTTCGTAACAAACAAGTACGTGACGTGGCGCAACGCGCGCAACGTGTGGACTGAGGGCATCAAAGAGCTGCGGAACTACCTGTTCCAGACAGACACCCGGCAGACAACCAACGCACAGTTGCCGTGGAAGAACTCCACGTCGATCCCCAAGATCACGCAGTTGCGTGACAACCTGCATGCCAACTACATGGCTGCGCTGTTCCCCCATGACAACTGGTTCAAGTGGGAAGCCGCTGCCGACGACCCCAAGGCGCGTGAGAACGCGACCCTGATCGAGTCGTACATGCAGCAGAAGATTCGGGAATCAGGATTCAAGAAGGTTATAGGACAAGCACTGTATGATTACATTGACTCAGGCAATGCGTTTGGCGAAGTCACCTATGAGAATGATACGCACACGACTCCGGACGGCACTGCCATCGCTGTGTACAATGGACCGAGGTGCCACCGACTGTCGCCGTATGACATTTACTTCGATATCACTGCGAGTGACTTCAAGAACACAGCCAAGATCACCCGAACACTTATCTCTGTCGGGTCTCTGAAGGCCGCAGCAGAGACAGACCCAGCATACGCTTGGGTAGACGCCGCGCTAGCGGACACAATCAAAACACGGATGTCCCTGTCAACGTTCTCAGACTCCGACTTCGACAAGTCGGATGGCACACAGATCGACGGCTTCGGCAACCTCAACCACTACTACGGCTCCGACATGGTCGAGCTGCTGGAGTTTGAGGGAGACACATACGACGCCGTGACCGGCACCATACAGACGGGCCGTCGGGTAATCGTGATGGACCGCCGAGTGGTCGTACACGACATGGCCATGGAGTCATGGCTCGGGCGATCCAACAAAGAACATGTGGGCTGGCGTCCACGCTCAGATAACCTGATGGCCATGGGGCCGCTGGACAACCTCGTCGGTATGCAGTACCGGCTCGACCACTTGGAGAACCTGAAGAGTGACGTGTTCGATCAGATCGCGCACCCAGTCGTGTTCCAAAGGGGCGTGGTAGAGGAGTGGACGTGGCAACCCGGTGAGCGGATCATGGGAGACGCGGACTCCGACGTGAAGGTCTTGCGACCTGACTCGACGGCGCTGAACGCCGACTTCCAGATGGATCAGCTCATGCGCCACATGGAAGAGTTGGCTGGAGCACCCAAGCAGGCCATGGGTATCCGGACCCCCGGTGAGAAGACAGCCTTTGAAGTTCAAGCGCTGGAGAACGCCGCTGGTCGAATCTTCCAACAGAAGATACAACAGTTTGAGGAGCACTTCGTTGAGCCCCTGCTGAATCAAATGCTTGAGAGCGCTCGACGGCACATCAACGCCACTGAGGTTGTCAAGGTGCTGGACGAGGACTTCGCTATCGCGCAGTTCCTCAAGATCACTCCTGAAGTGATCCAGTCCAAGGGCAAGCTGTACCCCATTGGGGCACGGCACTTCGCCAAGCAGGCACAGTTGGTACAGAACCTCACTGGGTTTACCAACAGTGGTGCCTATCAAGACGAGGGCGTCAAGGCCCACGTCAGTGGCTTGAAGATCGCCCAGTTGATGGAGGAGAACCTGGGACTGCGGAAGTTCGATCTCGTACAGGAGAACATCCGAGTTGCTGAGCAGAAGAAGACGCAGGCACTGGTGTCACAGGCACAGGACGACAACGCACAAGAGATACTGAACAGGCCGGAAGAGGAGTTAGCCTAATGTCATCGGCCCCGATTGGCCCTAATGGCAAGCCAGTAACCGACGACGGGTTCCTAATCCCGTTCGGCGTTTACGACGATGTCAGCAGCGTCAACAAGTTTGGACTGAACCCTGCTATCGCCACAGGCGTGCGGGAAGAGATATGGGATGGCTCAGCAGTCTACCCGTTCCCCGCAACCGCGCTGATGACGAAGCTGAACACCACCGCAGACCAACCGGGTCTGCGAGACACTGAGATCGAGGTCCAAGGATTGGACGCAGACTGGACATTGACTGTGCAGAATGTCACCCTCGATGACACGGACACCACCACGCTGGTGGTCCTAGCCACACCGCTGCTCAGGGTCTTTCGCATGAAGGTACTGGCCGACGTAGTAGCAGTCACGTCCATCACTCTGGTGAACGATGCGGACGACGTACTGTATGGCAACATCGAGCCCGGTAACAACCAGACAGAGATGGCCATTTACACAGTGCCAGCTAATCACACAGCGTTTCTGACGCAGTGGTACGGCAACCACCTGCCAGCAACAGGAGTGCAGCCGACAAGCCTAGACTTCAAACTTTGGGCATCAGACAGAGCTGTCCCATCAGCAGCACGAGTGCAAGGGCATGTGGGTCTCCCACAGGACGCCCACTTCAGGCACAAGTTCTACCCCTACATGGGATTCACTGAGAAGACAGACATCTTTGTGACAGCCAAGCCTGTAGGCGCGACAGTCGCCGTCACAGCAGGCTTCGACCTGATACTGGTGAACCATGGACAGTAGGTGGTTCGCTGAAGATCGGAAGGGAGCCCCCGAGGACCTCGCAGAAGCAATCGAGAAGTCCACGGTGGCACTAAAGAATTCAACATTGCTGGTTCGCAGGCTCAAGGGTATC